CGAAGAGCTATTAGTAATTACATCAGAGAATGACTGAATATTAATCCTTAACAATACGCCCGTCTGCGTCTTTGACTCTTTCATGGTCAGATGCTATACATTTAAAATTCTTAGTTAAGAACTTATCTACATCGCTATACCCATAATCAACTCTAACAACCAGACATCCTTTAGCAACACTTAAAGGTACTTCGAAAACCCAAGCTACGTAGTCCTCCTTAGATTCAAATGGAGTCCCATTCTCATCACATTCATCCCACATATAGGCTTCTCTGCAATACTCTTTAAAGTCACTTACCTCAATCCCACAGCACTCTCCTGAATAATATTCTTCATCCTCATGTTCCTTGTGTACTGCCTCTAATGCCTCTTCTAATGCTTTAGCAGTATAGGAAGTATCAACAATATAAGTTTCAGAAGAACTGTTAGTTATAATGTCGGAGAATGATTGAATTGGGACTAAATAGCACTTAGTTGTAGCACGCTTCAACATCAAATAGGTCATTTATTTTGTTCAATATGGCAACATCAGCTGGACTCGCTTCACCTTTAGGAACTATAGACACTTCGGTTGATGGATATCTCCAATCACAGTCAAAGTTTCCAACATATTCCTCAATAGTGGGTAATACATCACCCACAATACCCATATTAACTAATTCTTTATATGCTTCTGAATTACTAATGAAATATCCATTATCATCCTTACGATTCCTAACCTCTTCAATCATACCTAGATATTCTTCATCAATATCAGACCTATCGAGGCAGTCGTTAAAGTAAGAATCAAGCATATCCTCATAGTTAATACTAATGGTGAACAAATCATCACAGGACTTGTCTGAACCACTAATCTTTAAAATTACATTAATAATATCTCTTACTGCATTTACAGTGTATTGAGTAGCCTCTTGATAGACTTCCATACTACTGTTAGTTACTACGTCATTTAAAGATTGTAGTCTAAATTTCATCCTAAGTGTACATTCCAACCATTGAATAAATCTCTAATCTTATCCCAAGTATCATATGGGATACTGTTATCGTCATTGCTTACAACCAATACCTTACCATCCAGTCTTCTCACATCCTCACCCTTACTAACATTCCATACAGTGGGTTCGGGTCCATTGTAGTTCTTCAAGAACTCCTTAGCTACATCTTCAAGAGCATCTTTGAGCCAATAATTATGTCTACGTAGAGTCTTCCAATCAATGCTACTAACAGCATCGTCCTCTTCCTCTGCAAGAACTCGGTTGATGTCATACGCAACCTTATCCCAATTCTTGTTTAGATACTCAATAAAGGCGTCATGAATAGGTTCTTTATAGCTAGAACTGTAGCCATGTGCTATATACCCATTCCCATAGTCTATAGTGTCAAATGGGTCGAATAAGAAGTCCATTCTTAAATTAAGAAGGTCTTCTTCATCTTCTGGGTCTTTGAACCATCCATTAGCTATACTGAAGATAGTACCTGGATAACTCCAATCATCCTCAATTTCACCACTGCGGAGTTTCTTTCTCCACTCACGAAAGTCCTTTAACGAAAAAACCTCTGGATGTCTAAACCCAGAGGTAAATGTGTTGAGGATAGTATTGACTTCCTCACACGTCTTTCCAGTCTCCAAGATAAATACCTCGGATGAGCTATTAGTAATCAAATCACTAACAGACTGTACTGGTATTACTAATATGTTCATAGCTTTAATTCTTTCTTATTAAATCATAGAAGAATTCTTTGGACATCATTACATACTGTCCGTCAGAAGCCATATTGACCTCTTTGTCAATTTGTTTATTCCATACTATCACTAATGGTCTATCCTTACGAGGACACGATTTAATGATTTCTGAAATCGAAGGAGTATTCTTGGTACATTTACACTGCACATAACAAGGTAAGTGGTCTATAGTTTCTGCTATATCAATCTTGTCATTATCTAAGTTCTTAGATTCTGACCTAGCTGATTTTAGTCCAGCATATCCTAGTTCTGTGAGTTCCTTAATAATCTTCAACTCATAATTGTTTCCTTTACGTCTGGCATATGCGCCATTACGTTTCTTCTTAGGTTTTTCTGCTACTTCTTCTGGCATATTCTATTAATTCTAAAGTTTTCTCTCGTCCATACATCTTATGAAAGTCTGATATATCTTTGGCTCCATAACTACGAGGAATCCACATACATTCTACATCAAATGACTTTCTAATCTTATTCATGTTATGAAGACCAGTTAAGTCATTGTCATAGAATACAATAATCCTCTTAAATCTACTCTTCAATTTAGAGAATTGACTTTCAGTTAGGAATAGATTCTCAGAATTTGGAGCAATAGCTGTAATTCCGAGAGAATACAATGTCATTACATCCTTTAGACTCTTAGTTATTACTAAGACATCATCTTCTTTAGGAAGTTGTTTAGCGCCCTGTAAGAGGAAAGATTTCCAATTAGATAGAAACCTCAATTCATGCTTCTTATTAAAAGGGAAGTAGATTCTCCACAATTCTGTTTCGTTCTCATTCTTACCCCTATAATATCCAAATATTGGACAACTCTTAGTAGATGTTGTAAAGAAATTGCCATTTAGAAATACGGTCTTACAAGAGAAGACCCTAAATTTCTTTAGAATCTTCTCTGTAATACCAAATTGCATCCACCATTCAAGTTCTTCTTTAGAGAACTCTTGAATTTCTACCTGTATATTAGCCTCCTTACACTCTTTGAGTTCATTTGTACTAATAGTAACAGGTTTAGGATTCTTTTTAAGTTTAGGATGTTTAATGTAACCAAAGTCATTGGCAATCATTCTCAATGCTTTATAATAGGTTAGTCCATATTTGTACATAACCACACTGATAAAATTACCATAAAATGCGCCACTAAAGTCCTTCAGAACAATATCTCCACTCTTGTTCCTGTAAAAGGAGCAGGTGGGATTATTGTCTGCTCTCAAAGGAGATTTAAATAGACCTTTTTTAACAGGTATACCTAAATAATATTCGAGATATGTTTCTTGAGATGCTCTGTCTAATAAATATTGCTTAGTAATCGTAGGTTCAAATTCAAGTTTCATATTAATTCATATGGTTTGTATTAGAACCACAAAGTTACTAACTATTTATTATACTTCAAAATCCAAGTCTTCGTTACCTGCTGCTGTATCGTCAGTAGCATCTACATCATCTTTAACAGCTGTAGGTTTAGCGTTCTTCTGTTCGTTCATTTTCTTGACTTCATAGTCAGAGAATGCTACAGTATCGCCTAACCAGTTGTTGTTGATGTAGGCATCACCTTCCTTGTTAATACCAACAAAGCTAGGTAGAGATGCATAACCTTTGCTGTTACCAATCAGCTTCAACTTGGTCTGTTTGTTTACAGACTTAGCCAGAGCCTTATTCATGATTTCAATCAACTTTTCAAAATCGTCAGGCAATGTAAGACCAGAAACAGCCTTAACAAACTTCTCCATCATTTCAGGAGCAAGATTTGTCATTACATGAGATACAGTGAACTGAAGTTGTTCCAAAGCAGAAGGCAACTCCCACTTCTTACCACCAGTTTCACCAGTTACACGCTCGTTACCACCGTCACCAGGACAGAAGATAAGAGGTTCGAAGATTCCTTCCTCACCAGAGAACTTAATCTTCATTGCTTTCCACTCGTTACCTTCTTTGTTTGTACCCTTAGCCAATTCGATGCCTTTGAACACTACATCATAGATACCCCATGCTTTCAGTCTTACTACTGCTGTACCTTTAACGTTATTTAGATTGAATGTCATTCCTGCCATAATATTAAAATTTAAATTTCAAATGATAAGTCGTCAATCTCATATGCTTCATCATTATCTAGGCTTGTGTCCAATGGTAAATCCTCCACTGGGTTTTCATCTTCTTTAATTTTAATATTATTATCTTTTATTTCTTCTTCGGACCTGTCCTTGTTACCAATTAACACGAACAAACCATCATGTCCCTTCCACGGAGTTACAGTAAATGTATCTCCATATTTGGACAATAAGTCGTTTGCATTGCCTCTGCAACTTACTGTAAGGCTCTTAGTTAATTTGTTACCAGACTTGGTCTTCCAGGCTGTATCAGTTCCTATAATAGGGAACATCAATCCACCCTTCTCAATAGGCTGATACTTAATATCTAACCTATTCTCCCATTCTACACCCATTAAGGATGCAGCTGCCCTATTAAGGACATATTTGTTAGACTCCAAGGTAATCTGAGGTTCAGCAGAATCCTCTGCTTCCTCAGCCTTAGTGCTTGCCTTCTGAGCTTTCTCTTTAACTTGCTCCTGCTTTAGAAGTACACACTCCTTAGTATCAGGATTATAGTCAAAGGTAATCATCATTTTTATAATCATTCCTCGTCGTTGTTATAAGCATCAATTACCTTAATAATCTCGTTCAAATCATTGTCAATTAACAAATCATCGAACATACCCATCGGAGTCTTTGCTACACACTCTCCGTCAGTATTAGTAAGGAACTTATACTCCATCCTGCCAGAATCGCCTTCCTGTACCTTAGTAAAGAATACATAGGTGAACAGACCTTCCAGAGTTACTTTCTCTGCCAATAACTTACCAATAGTCTTGATTGAATATTTAGGATTCATGGCATCACCGACATTCTCACTGTGAGTAAGGAATATCATTTTGCAATCATCCCTCATAGATTCTGAATACCTAAGTACTTCCATAGCGTGCTGAGCTAACTCAGTAAACTTAGTATAACCTACTTCAGTTGCCCTATCAACAAACTCATAACTCAACATATACTGCCAGTCATCAATGATAACCTGCTTAATATGAGGCATCTTTAGATTAACAATCTTCAAGATGTTAATGATTTTGTCATATTTAGAACTAACATAGTAGTTACCAACCCATTCAGAGCCTTCTTTCTTTATCTCCTTATACTTCTTCTTATATCCTTTAAAAGGTAAGGGCTTACCAGTAGTAGAAATCAAGAAAGTTTCTTCTGGGTTTAAATTTCTTAAACAAGTACTCTTACCAGTACCACTTTCACCAACAATCGCAATAGTTTCTGCTGCCATTTACTATAGAACTAAAGTCATTTTTGAACTAGAATCTTGTTGTTCTTCTTGAGTAATCTCTTGGCATGAATCCTCTAATGACTCAGTAATTAACCAATCAGGGGTTAAATATTTGTCATAGTTTGTAATCTTGGTTGCAATTGGAAGTTCCCTAAATAATCCAGTCTTACCATAGAATCCGAGACCTACAGCAATGTCTGCTGCGCCCCATCTATTCTTTAATACTACTGCACTTCTAAAGTTCTCTCCAATTTGTTTTATGTCATATCCTCTATACGAAGACATCTTCTCTCTAAACGGATAAAACAATGCTAATACTATATTGGCATCCTCTGCTGGGTTACCAGTTCCTTTTAAATCGTCCAACTGAAGCTCTTGGAAGTTCAACTTCCTTCTCTCTACATTGGAGGAACCTCTATTCACCTGCATTACCACTACAGGACTAATCTTACATTTATTTCTAAACGAAACTAATGAAGAAGACATAGCATCCATTTCATCTTTCTTAGAATTACCAATAGATGGTCTAGCTAAACCAATATGGTCTAAGATAACCAATATGATGTGATTGGGTCTAAACAGAGTATATGTATCACCCTGGAACTTACCAAATTGCTTTAGAGACTCCATAAGGAAGTCTACCATTCGCTGGTTGTTCAAAGGTTTATCATATATTATCATGTGAGATTCAATCTTATCAAGCATCTCTAAGGATTGACATACTAATTCATAGTCCATATCGGACAGAGTGGTATCCTTACTTCTAGAAAGTAACTCTTTAAAGGATAATTCAACACCAAATGTCTCATATATATAGATAGACAAAATCTTGCCAAGCAATTGCTCGGCAGTCATTTCTAAACTGAAATATATAATATGAAAATCTGGATTGTCAATATTCTCCATTATAGGCTTATAGATGAATGAATGTAATGCAAAAGAAGTCTTACCTGAGCCAGTACCTCCAGCTATTAGATAATATGTCTCTTGTGCTACACCATCTACAAATCTCTCTAGTTTAGGAAGACCCATTGATAAGGCATGGTTTTCACCCTTTCTACCTCTATCAATTAACTCCTTTAAATTCCTAGTTATTCTACCCATTAAATACTCTTGATGGTATCAAACCTCATAGTCCCATCTCCATTCTTAAGCTCTGCAATGTTCTGCCAGATTTTACTTATCATAAAGTCTGCGATGTTCATATTAAGGAGGTTACAATTGTTATCCTTAGCCCATCTAATAAGTTCTAATACTTCGTTATGCTTATCCTGCTTCCAGCCTATAGATTTACCATAGGCATAATAAAACTCTTCCTCTGTGCTGAATTTCTTAGCCCAGTTATTTAACGGAACTTCCACTCCGTTAATTAGTCCATTGTGAGGATAAGTCATTAAGAACTCTGCGCCTAAATCACCACTAAACTTCCTATAGTTATTAAGAAAGTTCTGGTTGAATATAACACATTCAGGGTCGAACTTCTGACCCTTATCAGGAACCTTATACTGTTTAGTAATGATTCCCTTAGCCTGGAGACTTAATAATAAATCTCTAAGATTGGTTCTAGTTACAGGCATAGTAAAATACTTAACTAGATATTCTTTATGCCCTTCTTCTATGCTAGCTAGAAATAATAAATCAATTAGTAAGACCTCTTCTGCTGTTAGTCTATACTTCTCCATCATTACTAACTGATTGTCTACTGTTAAACTTAGTTTTTCCAATTAAATAAATTGTTAGCCAATAACTAAACAATCTACTAACTGTAAGGTTGTTTATTCTGATTTCTCAGCGTTGTCAATTACATACGGGTCTAAGAACTCCTTCTCTAGCATATATCGCCTTTCCTCCACTTGTGGTATAGAAATCATCTTCTCAGTAAGTCCCTTGACTTTCGGAGACATATCGTTATACCTGTCCATGAATTTATTAAGAATAAGGAGTTCTAACATTCTCTCTGTTGTCATCTTATTAACGTGTTAAGAGTACAAAGATACTAAAAATCTCTTAAATTACCAAATGAATCTACACAAACTTTAAGCTACGTAATAGCTTATTGCAGTCTATGCTCTTACCTTGAAAGTCTGCTGTTATTGCTCTGATGTATCTGCCAGCTGCACACAGTTCCAATAGATGTAGGAATTGTATAGCATCGACTTTAACTTCAACCACACTGTCAGACTGTTCATAATAGGTTACATTGAACATTAGAATCTAAACATCATTTTAGTTTGCTTTTTCTTCTTAGGATTAAATGGTCTTCCTTGAAGAACATCTATGAGATTTTCCTCACTGATAGGTATATACCTTCCAGTACTGGTAGACTTCCTAAACCATTCCTCCTCTACAGTCCCTTTAAGGACTAAGGTGAATACTTCAGCAACCTTGCCCTCCTTTTGACGGATAACTCGACCAACTCTCTGTTTCTTAGTAGTAGAACTACTATTGAAGCCTAATATAACTGACACACTGATGTCGGGACAATTAAATCCCTCATTCAGTTTCATAACAGTGTTTAGTACACCACCATCCTGCTGTACAAACTCTTGTAAATTCATCCTGCCTTTCTTGACAGAATCTTTACCAGAATACACGGCACCATACTTAATCTTTTCAGCCATAGCTACAGTAGCACTAAAAGTTATACACTTCTTGTCCTGTCTGTTCTCCAAGATTAAGTTAGTAAGTTCAATTTTCTTAGGATGATTATATATGTATTTCTTACGAGCCTGTAAGGTTCTACTGAATCCCATAGCATGAACTAAAATCTGTTTATTAACAGTCTTAAAGTCTTCACTCTGGTCTTCTCTACATCTCTCTTTAGCTAACTCTGACCTCCTCTTCCAATCAGTTGCACACTTCATGGCTAGATTAAAGTCATAGTTAAAGTAGGAGAAATGTTCATAGAACTCTTTATTGACCTCTTTATAGACATCAATATCTTCTGGCTCAATAAGTACCTCATATTCTCGATAATCGGCAAGCCACTTATTTTCTATGGCTTCTTCTACAGAAATGGTATCCACAATAGGACACTTCTTACTTATAATTTCATCTTTACCATCCAATCTCTCAAAGGTCGCAGTTAACCCTAAGATTATTGTATATTGGACGTTTTTAAATATGTTCAGCAGTGTAGGTGCTCCCACTTTATGAATTTCATCAATTACTAGTAAAGTACAACTATACTTATTAACTGATGTATCACTCATGGTCTTAACTGAGCACTGTTGGAATAAGTTCCAATCAATTAGTTCTTGATTCCATTGTCTTTGAATAGGTTCACTTGGGACAACTATAATAACAGACTTAGTTGGATTCTTCTTAAGAAATCTACTTATAGCCATTAGTCCGCCTCTAGTTTTACCTACTCCAGTAGCCCAATTCAAGGTCCCACACAACTTGTTATCTACCCATCGTTGAACACCTTGTTCCTGGCGTTCCGTTCTACTTAGATTTCCAAACAAGTCTGCCATATACTATCAATTTTACCCTTGAATTTACTCTTTAATTCTATTGATAGTTATGTAAACAAAACTCCTATAATGAGTGAGTAAAACTCAGGAGTATATATGTAGAACCAATATAGATGGGTATAGATGTTAAAGAGTATATCCTTTAGCATCACAAACCATTTTAATTTGGTTCTTGCGGGTCTCCCACTGGTTGATATGGAACTTAACCTCATCCTCCAAAGAGAATAAGATTCTATTCCTCAATGTTTCCAGTTGAGCAGTAGTAAGTTCAGAGTACTTCTTACTCTTAAGGTTTACCATTGCACGTAATTGAGTGAATGATAATCCTTTCGGTGTCATATACAGGTTTGCAGTAGGATTAAGACCGAGACGCTCTCTGGCTACCTCAGCTTTCTCACGATACTCACCGTTAGCCGTCTTCTCAGTCAAGTCTTTGGATTCCTGCTGCGTAAACCATAGACCTTGTTTTAAGATAAATGTTAATGTAATGTGCTGCTTGTTAAATTTGCCCAACTTATCAAGACAGCCTTCGAGGACTAATTCAATAGGAAGTCTCGCGAACTCCACAGGACAGTCCCCAACCAAAGCCTCAGAGATGAATGTTTCCTTGGTATCAATACCTTTGTTATTATCAAGGAACACTCTCAGAGAAGGCAGGAATGTAAATCTTGGAATACCTCTATCTTGCTCTAACCAACGAAGGAATAACTCAGTGTTACATCTTTCTCTCTGGTCTTTGATAATGTCCAACAGAACATATCGACCTGGATATTCTTTGCTGTCATTATACAGCATAGATTCGCAGTGGTTATAGAACGTTCTTAGTTCTTTGTCTGAACAATCAACAAGTCTCTTTTCCTCTTGTACGAGTTGTCCATTTACTTCGACCTTGCGACCTTTCCATACGAAAGTGTTAATGTCATTATTCTTCTTAGCAATAGCGGCAGCCAATTTTTCCTTCATCATATTGTTATTCTATATTATGTCTTTATCATATAAAATAATCTCTTTATTCGTTCATCTATCTATTTACAATATTAAATCTGATTCCGCTGGTTTCTCATAAACAAAGTCCATAAAATAAACTCCAGTAAAGCGGTAAGGTACTTTCTGACCTGTTAAAGAGTCATACCAAGTATCCTCACCAGCTATTACTTCATTGTACTTTAAAAACCCAACATCACCTATCTTGAGAACTGGAGATTCCCACCTAGGTAATCGAGTAATCATTTCATAAGTCCCATTAGCTAAATTTTGGAAGACATAGATTATATAACCACCCACATCTTCTCGTAAGGTTATCAACTTGGCATGGATTGTTTCCATTTACAGATACATTACTCCTACTCGTTCGTCGTAAGGAATGTTATCAGTAGCAGTCTCTACAGCCAACCATTCACACTCCTCAATTGGATAACCATATTCCTTGGCATCCATTTCAGAGATTTCCTGAGCATAGAGTTCAGCTTCCAATAAGGATTCAAAGTTACCAGTTTCCTGATAATCTATCCTTCCCCTACGTCCAGAGTAGATGTTACATTCTATCATAATGATAAGAATTTATAATTAATCTTCCTTATCTTTGTATTTCCTACAACCGTATTTGGCATAATCACAAGTTTTGTCCTCTTGACCTCTGAAACAGGGGTATTTAGCACACTCCTTGCACGTACGCTCTGGATGTTGATATCTAACTCCATCCTTGTCTTTATCGAAGGAACTACTTAGTTGCTTTGCCATTGAATACCTGAGTCTAAGTATGAACTAGCAGACTCTTTAGCTATTACCAGATAATACGATTATACTAACCTCTTAAATGGAATTATGATTTTGTCCTCCACCCATTGTGCAAAGTTCTTATTGTTGCATCCCAGAGCGAACATAACCACATATATAGCTATCTTTGGTACTCCGAATGCTGACAATAGAACACACACAACGACAGCAGCTATCAAAGCTATGAGGTTCTTACCTTTAAAAATGTCTGTGAAATTCATACTTGTCTTTTTAACAGTTTAACAATCTTGTTTGCTATCCAATCTAAGTTCACTATTACATTCAGTATCAGTAACACCAGCAGAAGGTCTGGGATAACAAATAAAAAATGTATAACAACTATGAACAATAAAACCATTGCTCCTACTGCATACTTCACTTCAGTAGTAGTGTTATTAGAAGGACTGCACTAACAGTAAATCCACCAATCGTTAAACCCCTATAGAGTTTCTTCTTGGATTCAAGTTTATTAATCTCTCTAAGTTGATTCTGCATTACTTGCTCAGAAGCTTGTGCATGAAGCATAAGTCTTTTAACCTGTGCATTCCTTACAGAGTCAGTCTTTTCATAAGAGTTAATCAAACTTTCATAAGATGTTAATTGCTTCTTAAGCTCTGGAATTTCCAGTTTTAACTTCTTATGTTCCAAGAATATTAGATTGGTTGCCTTTAACTGTTGAGGCGTAATTACTACTAATGAATCATTTACCAACTTCGGATAGATATTCTGTGAAGAACACCACATCGTCGGCAATAGACTGATTAGTAATATCAGTAAGCTCTTTTTCATACCAATGTTCAATTACATCAACCTTAACTTTAGAGGAATCTATTACATTATGTAAAGAATCTCTCTCAAGTTCGAGCAAACTTATTTCACTATTTAAAGAGTCAATATGATTAACCAACTCTTCATAGTTAGGTATAGGTTCCTTAGTTGGAGTCAACCACGTCCAAGCTAATACTCCTATAAGGCATAGAATTACTAGCCACAGTAACTTTTTACTCACCAAGTACGTAGTTTACTGCTTCAGCCATCTTCTCCATTTCCTCATCAGATGCTTCTGTAAGGTATTTGAATGTAGTTTCGGCTTCTCCACTGAGAGTATCAATATAACTCTCAATTCTTGTGCTTCTGTGATACTTCTCAGCATCTCTGTCATATCCAGCCAAATAACGACCTGGATTTACTTTGAAATACTCAGCTTCTTGTTGAAGCAATGCCTTAACCATTGTTTCATTAATCAGCCCAGCATCAACGGCATATAGCGCGTGATTACGATATTTCGTAGCTTTGCCCTCAGCAATGGTCTTACCAAGAGTTTCATTGAACTCATCGTCAGGACGGCATACAGACACACCGATAGACAATACTTTCATGTCATTATCAATGGGTTCATCATCCTCTTCGATGTAAACTTCTGGTTCACCATGTAGGCTAACAGCAGCCATCACAAATTTACGTTCTTCACCAGTAAAGTCCTTAAAGCTGTCTACGATATATTCTACCTTTTTCATATTAATGTAAATTATAAGATATTTTCTAAAGCTAATCTCTGTAGTTCAATAATCTTATGCTTTACGAGATGGCTGTAAACTATCAGGATTACGATAGAAGGCTAATATAGTGGACTGCTTACGCAACCATGAACCTTCCTCTCTAGCCATATCCAGAATAGTCCTACTAATGGACTCTTCTTCTACTTGTTCTTTAACAAGGCGACCTTCGTCTTCATCCTCACCATTTAACCACTGGAACGTAGCCCAATCACCCTCTTTCTGAGCTTGGTCTACAATCTTATTAATACCCATAGTGGTTTCAATTTCTCTATCTACAGTAGCAGCAAAAGGCATAACTCTATTAACTATGTTTACCTTAATAGCTGGAACTGGTGGATACTGAAACAGGGCATCATTAGTAGTTAGATACTTATAAATCCACTCATGGTGAAGATACTCCTCAGCTGCTCTACCAAGCCAGTAGGTAGCTAATTTAGGCAACCCTTCTACATCAAAATAGTTAGCAAAGGTTCTATACAGACTATGGTTAGCCAATTCAGCAGACATCTGCTTTACTAACATTTCAACCATAACACTTGACAATGTACACTTACGTCTACTTTCATCAATGTTCTTCTCTGTATATTGCATTGTAGGCATTGCATCTACTGTCTGAACACCTTGCTTAGTTTCCTTTTGTTCTGGATTTCCTTGTGCGTCTAGTACTCTCATCAGTAACTAATTTAAAGTTGTTTTGCATCAAGTAATCTAGAGGTGCTGATAGCCAAGTAATAAACTTAACTAATCTATAATCTTCCACCTTCTTACTAATAGTTTCCTTCTTAATAGTTAAAGGTGTGTCAGCTGCATAGAACTGACTTCCTATACACTCAGCCCTATCTTTCCATATCTTATATAAAGATACTTCATATAGGAACTTAGGATATTCTGTCAGCTTATACTGCTTGTTTGAGTAGACGTTCTGGGTCGATTTCTTTACCATTCCAGAATGCTCTCACAATAGAGCTGTGTTCGCTCTTGTACTTACTCAACAGATAAGGTATATCTGTTTCTGGGCAGTCATGACGATAAGTTGTCTTATCCAATCCTTTGACATTGACAATAAGACGACCTACGAATCGTGATGTTCTTGCAGGAGGTGCCCAACGTGAGTCAGGAGCTGGGAAACGACGTTGCTTCTTCCAAGCCTTACGTTCTTTCTCAGTCTTAGTCCACACAGATGGGTCACGAGGTGTTACAAATGGATTACGTATTCCTAACGCAACCATTTCTGCGTCATTGTTTACATCAACTCTTTTATCCTCTTCCTTCTTTTTCTCTTCTTTCTTCATTTT